TCGATTATCCATCATATTAAAACCTTTTGAACGGATTTCTTCTTGTCTACTCAACTCCAAAACTCCACCTCCTTTTAATATCCTGCTAAATTCATAATATAGTCATAGGAGATTAAATTTTCGTCAGTATATGGAATTTCAATCAACTTAAAATCATGTAAAGCACAAAAGCGTCGTTTTTGATTATCATTATACTATTGTTGGAAGAAACCTTTTTTACCACCGAATTTCGCACTAGGCTCATAATGTTGCTTACCTTGATACTCAATAATAAAATCAATTTTTCCATCATCATCAAAAACGACAAAATCAAATCTTAAAGGGCGACCATTTGGGCTCTTTAAGTCGGGGAAGATATACTCCATTTTAAAGGGGAGTTCAGCTTCCTTTAAGATTTCTTCAATCTTAATTTCTCCTCTCGAAGCTCTCATAGTCAACCTCCTTAATTGAAGAATGCCCAATCAGCGGCATTAAACTTCTTTTTCTTTTTCTTTTTATCTTCTTCTTGCTTAATATAATAAAGACCATATTCAAAAGCGGAAAATTTATCTTTCCTAATTCCACGATTAGCTTGTTTTAAGATGATATTTACGCCTTCATTTTCTTCACGCAAATTCATCATCTCTTCCTTTAATATGGAAGTTAAGGTAAATGGTTTTAAATATTCTGCCCTTTCCTCAGGCTTCATATTTTGTCCCATTTTAGTTGCCAATAATTTTTCCTTAGCTCCACGCTCGTCAATAAGGAATTTTACCTTACCGGCTTGTAGCTGAGTCTGCGCATTTGCGTGACACTCAGTATTAATAGGAGCATTTGCTTTTAGAATATACATAGCATCAAACTCAGTATTTGCAGTTCGATATTTTTTATAATAACCATCTTCATCATTCTCAACACCAAAGTCTGGGAAGAAGTCACCATTTTCATCTTCTTGAGATTTAATCATATAGTCAACTAATCCAATACCAAGACCATTACCGTCGATTACGATTGTGCGGGCTTTATACTTATAATATAATTTCTTAATTCTAATTGCCTGGTCCTCAAAATGTTCATCCGCAAAAGTATAAATATTAACCAAAGACTTAATTGCGGGACCTTGTGCTTGAGGGGTTACCTTAAATACACAAACAACAGAGTCACATCCCTTACGACCTACGTCAACTGATAGGATATAGTAGGCGTTCGCCGCACTCCTGCCGGAATGCTCATATTCAGGTTTCTGTAACTTACGATTTCTATCAAAGAACTCACCATTAAAGAATGCATCTTCAACAGTACCAGACCAACGACTCTCATATTCACGAGCAAAAGAAGCTTCATTGAAAGTTCCGTCATTCTTTAAATCTTTAATAAAATTCGCATCAAGCAATTTGACCAAAACAGGAATTCGCCAAGTACCACCCATGATAATTGCTTTTTCAGGCTCGGTTACCATACGAACAAGTAAGGTAATTAATTTATCATATGGGAAAGTATTTTTCCATCCTGCGGTTGTGACATAAATCTGACTCTTATTCAGCGTCTCTTCTGGATGAACAGTTCCATCTAAACATCTACGAGAAACGTTAGTGGTAGGAATAATAACTTCAGAAAGGATGGTACCATCAACGCCAACACATTCCTCAATTAGTCCTCCATGACGACGCTTACCACGCGAACTCTCACGAGCCGCAATATTATCGAAATAAGAACCATTTTTAAAGACATATTTACAATAGTCTTTACCCTCTAGTGTTTTACCTCGACCCCAGTCAATTTCTCGACGGAACGCAGGTACTAGAGTACAAATTTCTTGAACCTTTTCTTTTACGATGCCAGCTGCCTACTCTTTACCACCAGATGTAACAAATAACTTTGCCCCTGGATATAAAACACAACGGCACATCAAAACCATAATAGAAAGGAAAGATTTAGAATACGCACGGGGGAATACCATGTAAACATATTTATATCGCATTGCCGCACGTAAGAAAACTCGTTGATAGAAATAAAATTTTAATTCCTTCTTAACTTCTGGATTACCACCATCTTGTAAGAAGTCAATAAACATATCTGGGTATTCTCGCCAGTAAGCTACATAGTCTCTGGCTACAGGAATTATGGCACGCACTCTTTCTTCAGAAAGACCAACCTTTTTACGAGATTGTGATAAATTCAATAAATCCTGCAGTGCCATAATTATCCACCTAAAATTGATTTTAAGAAAGCTTCATCATCATCCGCAAGCTCATCTTCGAAATCATTAAAAGCAGTAAAGTCCTCATCATGTAAAACTTTCTCAGCATTATCTTCGAATAGAGAAGCTTCAAATGCATCTTCGTCCTCAGAACCATCATCGGACTCAAGTTTAGCTTCATTTTCCTTATCTTTTTCAATTTCACGAAGAGCGTGTTCAATCATAGAACTCAAGTTAGTCTCTTCATTAATTAAATCGCGTGTATAACTCTGTAAATCTTGTAATGTTCTATCAACTTTATCATTTGGTTCATCAATATAATATCTAGGAATAAATCCCTCTCTCTCACAGAGAGCAACCAATTCACCAATACTATCAATAAATTCGCCAGACTCAGCTTTATTCTGAGCCGCAGTAAACTTACCAGACTTCATTAAACTGTCATAAACTTTACTCATCTTCTGGAAGCCCTCAATATCGCCAATGTCGATTAATTGATTCGCCTTGAGAGATGTCTTACATACTAATTTCAAAGTATCAATGTGTCCGGCGCCTTGAATATCATATGATTGCATCATTTCTTCATATAACTATTCAAGTCTAATCCACTCTTCTGGCTTATAGGTTTTACCCCATTTCAATCGAAGATATGTTCTATCTTCTTCAGTTAAATCATCCACAAAATCGTCTTGGCCTCCACTTTGCTCCGCAAAGTAGTCGTCTCCAGACGACAGGAATGGATTATCATTAGTTTCCTGGTAAACAGGAATTTCAATTTCCCCTTGGGGAATCGGAACACTAGCCGTGGCGAGCGCTTGAGCGATTTCCGCAGCTTCATATCCCTAACGCTTCATAGTTTCTTCAATTTTCTTATTTGCGACTTCTTGTAAGAACTCAGTATCTTTCCAACGATAATCTCTAAACTGCTTTAGTTTCATCTTTGAAAGATAACGACCTACAATAGTCGTACCAGTTAATTTAGAACGGTCTTTACCATATGATGCCAGTAACTTGTTCCATTCTTCTGGAACATATGGAACATCACATTCTTGTAAAATCCATAAATAAGTATCTGGATTAAAATTATCTACATGCATCGTCGCACACTTCTTACATTTATGCAACTTACCTTCTGGATACTTACTTGTATTATTAGACCCATAGAACTAATCAGCGTTCATTGTTCGATTACATTTTTCACAATAAAAGCTTTCAGCCATAAAAATTCCTCCTTTACTTATAATGAAAATTCAAGGCCGGAATTATGACTTTTTGGCCTTAGAGTTTCTGCACTTTTTACAAATACTGTAAAAGCCATCTTTTGAAGTCTTATTCTTACTAAAATATTTATTATGTGCTAATTTAATTTCTCCACAGCGGCTGCACTTCTTATACTTACCTTTCATTTCATTTAAAAAATACCAGTTAAGTAATCTATCTTCCGCCTCGGAAGCTATTAATTTTGGAATTTTATTTCTCCATAAACTTGAAATATATTCAACACTATGTTTAATCCCAAATTCCATTTGAAGTTTTTCTTGAATGTCAATATTTTGCAACCCATCAACTTTGTATTCACAAATGCGGTCATATAAAGGATAATCTTTTAAAGCTGCATCCGCAACTTCATCAAATTCCTACATAAGATACCACAAATCCTTTTCAAACTCTCCCCAACTTTCTTGCTTCATTAAGGAGTAGTTACATAAGATTGCTGAAACGACTTTCGGGTCACATAAAGAAACACCCTCTGGAATCACATAACCTTCATCGTCAAAATCAAAGTCGCTTTCTAAAGGTATAAAGTGTTTCGAGCGGGTGATATTTTTGGGGATTATTGGTTTACGATAGGCATCTTTAAGAATATATTGGTCCTTTCGTAATTCGATAATCGCAGTCTTGATGATAAAAGCATCACGCCCGGAAGTAGTCTTTAACTTCTGTTCCCACATCTTAATGGCTTCTCTTAATTGTGCTAACCCAGGTATCTCTTCTACATCTTTCTTTGTTATCATTACTTTTGGTTGAAAAATCTAATTCTTATCATTACTAATCATTCCATAAATGCCATCTTCGCCATTTTCGAGTTGGGAAACAAGACCTTCGAAAGAAGTTTCACGTTTATTGACTGTGGCCATTCGGTTCTCAGTTAATAGCTTACGCTCCTTTTTCTCTTGTTTCTCCATGCAAAGAACTAGGTAGTCCGCAAGTGTCTCAAGGTACTAGGGAGTAGGATTGGGACACTCTTCTAAAATTTTTTCGACTAACTATTTTCTTTCTTCTGGAGATTCTAAAGTATAATTTAATTTGGTCATTACTTTACCTCCAGTCTTTCATACTTTTATTATACCAGAAAATTTTTCTTGAGTCAAGTTTTTCCGAAAAATTTTTCCCTAACTTATATTTAAAAATTCTGACAATAAAATAAATTGGATTTGACCTGAAGCAACCGACTTGACAAAAGAAAAATTTTTTGTTATAATATTTATATAAATAAAAGATAAGGAGCAGTATATATGATTGTCGCAATCGTTATCCTAAGTATCTTATTGGTCGGCGCAACCGCCTTTATTTTTTGGTTACTTGGGGTGCTAAAAAACACCTTTGATATTGTTGAAGCCTCTTTAGATATGGCCTCCGGCAAACCTTCCGCGAAATTCGGGAAAGCATATGATGGTAAATATTATCCCGCAACAGTAATCTCGCAAGTTAAATTCAATTCAGATTCTGAAATGATGATTACAGATTTTTCGATGTATGATGAAAAGAAAATTGTAGGTTTTACAATATGTACGAAAGAAAGTGAACGAGAATATATCGGTGCGCAAGGTGATGATGTTCCCGATGAAATCCTTGAAGAGGCTTTTGGAACTCCGACAATATTTAAGAATGTTGTTGTATATGCTCCTTGGGAAGGAATGTGGACATGGAAACCAGCGGATTAATTATTGCTATTTTATGGGCAATCATGTCACTCCTGGTGATGATTCAATATGCACCAGCCTGTAAAGATTTAAATTGGAAAGACC